CCAATCACATAATAAGTCAGTAGTTCAATCATCAGAATCCGAACGCTCCAAAGAAAAATACGCTACCACTGAAAGCATAAGAGACAACAGCAGCAACAAATCCAACCATAGCAGTCCTTCCATTTAGTTTCTCTGCACGTTCTGCATATGTTTCGTATCCATAGCGTTCTGCTTCTGTTGGATCAACATACATGCGAGGTTCTGTTGCCCACATGTTTGTACGTCCACCATCTTCAGTTGTTACAGTCATGTTACACTCCGTAATGAATCTTTACATATTATATAGGAAACCTGGAGTTTTGTCAAGACTGTCTTGACATTGAAATAAAAGCGGAATGTCGGAATCGAACCGACGACGAAAGGTTGGAAACCTTTAGTTTTGCCTCTAAACTAATCCCGCAATGGGGGTTGTCACACCCCAGAGCACATGCACGCCACCAATTCTTTACTGGAAATTGGAAACCAGGCGGCGATATCTTCACCCGCACCAGTACTGTTAACGTCCATCCGTGACGAAAGTTATCTAACTAACTGGAGTAAACTTAATATGACCATACTTAGAACCCCAAACAATATTTTTCTTGACAGGATCAATACCAACATCAATAATATTATAGTAACCTTCACCAATACGAATATCGCACTGTTGATATGCTTTGATATTACCTACTTCCACCCAACAATTCTTGCATGTATTATGCCCATACCATTCACCATCAGACTGCAGTTCAAAAACTAAATCGCATCCCTGACGATATACCATGTCTTTATCATACATCCTAGAATTAATTTTCTTATCACCATCATATGTAAATTTAGTGACATACTCTTTATAAGGTTGATCTTCATCAAACTTGTATGATTGAGTACATCTAAAGGTGTCTGTATCAATCTTTTCGTTTTTAATTACAATCCAAGCCCATTGAGTTCCAGACATAGCCTGGTCTTTATTCTCAAAAGTACCAGTAAAAAGTTCTTCAAATGTCATTTTAAGAAGCGTCGTTGTGAGTTTTGTACATCGATAGATCTGTATTCAGATCATTAATAGCTTCTCCATACTCATCAGCAGGAACCATTGCTACTAGTCTACCATCTTCTTGTTCAATAAAAAATGTTTCACCAGATTCACATCGATCCATATAATGATCGAAGTTTTTTTCCATCTCTGCGATTTTAATAGTTTCAGGCATTTATTTAAATTCAGTATTACGTCTGGTATTTAAATGGGATAGTACTTCACTTCTCCATTCCATGAGTTCATCAAAACATTCTTGATTATGAGCACATGCTCTAAGTTTGCTATCTGGTTTCAATACACTTTCGTAGAAAAGATTGAAAGCATCACGCCGTTTTTGTTCCCGTGGGTTCATTAAAGTAGTCCTCTAAATGATTAAGTTGGATCCAATCTTCAGCATGATCATAACAATCAAACCATACGATTCTATTTTCGTAACAAATATACCAGCGATTTGTTAGACTATCAAAAGAAATCATAATAACATTTTATATAGACCGAAATTAATTCGGTAACTCCTCCACCTGGACTCGAACCAGGGACAGGGTGATTAACAGTCACCTGCTCTACCAACTGAGCTATAGAGGATTGAGAGCCTCTGACAAGATTTGAACTTGCGACCTGAGCTTTACAAAAGCCCTGCTCTACCACTGAGCTACGGAGGCAACGACTCAGGTTGGGGTCGAACCAACGACCGACTGCTTAGAAGGCAGTTGCTCTGTCCACTGAGCTACTGAGTCTTGTTTTGTTCTCTCTTGAGTTTGAAGTACATACTATAGTATGTTTTCTTCATTTTGTCAATAGTTTCCATGTCATCTTTGAATCCCATATACTTAAGAAGTTGGGATGATCCCTCAAGTTCACTGATTAATCTTAATATGTTAGCAGGGTGTCTTTCAAGACCACCGAAATCATATTTGGATAGAGAAGTCATGTGTAGTATGCTTGATAGTATTTTACAATACCATCAGATCTCATATTTCCTTGCGAAACCCAGTCGTGACAACACTCTGTGATTGACTCCATATTATATATGGGCGTTCCATCAATGTCAATTTGAGATCCAAATTGTGCAAGAAGAATTTTATAAACGTCTTGACGTAATTTTAATTTTTCTTCTGAGTAACGCCAGTCATTGATTTGTGACATTTTTAATTAATAAGAGTTAGGTGATTGGAAGTTCTCAGACCCACCAGGCGGGTTCATCTGGATAGTTGTAGGACTATTTTGAGTGGCAACCTCATACATCATCTGATGAATGTTCTCTGGTTCCTTTGCCTGTACAGACCAAGATCCACCAACACCCCCATCCATATTTACAATGATGTCATCAAATTCTTCGATTAGTTTTTTTTGTTCCATTTGTGTTTCTGTCAAAATTGGTTCACTAAACCATTCATCATAAGATAAAAAAATTGGTGCTGGATAAGTCATGTTTGCCAGTGATAGTGATAGAAGTTTCCTTTACGATCACACATAGGATCTTCTGCAACTACACGATAAGGCAACATACGTTGTCCTTTGAAACTGGTTCTGTCACCAATAATCGAGTATGCTTCCAGAAGTTTTTCTGTGTTCTTTAACCTAGCAACTACACTAGGTTTAGCAGCTGGACGACGGTAGATAAAACCTTCGTATTGTCCAGGAGCATAAACTACGTCAGCAACAGTATTAGGGAATGCAGGAGAGTTGACCCTGTTAAGAACAGAAACTGCAACGCAGTATTCATCTTTAGTTCCAGTTGCTGCCTCAACTTGCACTGTTCGTGCAAGATGATCATAGTCAATGGCACTGAGTGCTAAGATAGTTTCAAGAATCATAGTTATAAAATGTATAGATGGGTGAAGAGGGACTTGAACCCCCGGCCGCCTCCGTGTAAAGGAGATGCTCTACCACTGAGCTATTCACCCTCACGACCTTTCAATTATAACAGGTCTGTTAAGCGGTGTCAAGTGTCCGTGGATAATAAATCTACAGTCATAGATTCATGTCGAATCTGGTTGTATTTATTACACAGATCTTCACTTGATTTATGTTCCCAGTTTCGGTAAGTTTCTCTTAATGTTTTATTGTATTCTGTTAGATCTTGGATCGCGATCATTTCATTTGCTACAATGACCTTAATTAGATCCTTCCTTGATAGTCGTGTCATCTTTGAGTTCTAGTAATCCAACAAAAAATTCTGCGTCAACTACAACTAATGGTTTCTTTCTATTTTTTTTCATAACCACTATGGGTTCATAGTTTTTAGAATTTTCTTTGGCTTGTTCGTATGCTTCCCAAACGTTAAGTTTCTCGACGTTTTTACATTCTATAGAAAACGGAAACTTTTGTCTAGCAGCTCTTGCCATAATTAAATCTTCACCACCAGCTCCCATTGATCGGGATTCTATATCTTCTGGGTGAATGTCAAGTTTTTCGATAAGAATATTTCTGAACCACTTTTGCAAATTCCTACCTTTGGCTTTTGCAGATTGAGGTTTCATAAGTATCATAATAACGTATACTATTTATGATACTTCATCCCATGGGTCAGAAACTTCAATTTTAAGGCTTGCATTCTCCATGCCTGACTCAGGTTCATCGGACCTTTTATCAACAAACGGAGATCTGATTGAGAGAGTGGGAAGACCTTCGACTCCAGAAGGTCCTTCCTCCACTCTGATGGTGATGGAGTGTTCATTATCCCATAGTTCGTGTAATTCTTCTACCTGGCTATCAACCCCAGACATAGTTTGTTTTAATTTACCTTCCCAATACCACAATTCCACATAGGAAAATAGGTGCATAAGGATAGTATTAAAAGGTGGTTTCCTTTTAGAGATCCACCTTTTAATTTTTTGAATTGTAGTTTCTTTTTCTTTGTCAAAAATGACTTCAAATTGAAACTGTGGTTCTTCTTCCATTAGATTGTCGTATGCTTCTGCTGCTTCATAATAAGCACGTTTACATTCTTCGACATCCCATTCAAACTCAAAGTTGGAACCCTGCGAAGGTATCTTTTTTAACATCCTGTTTGATACCCCCAACGATGTAGGATTCGATCTCAGTCTCCTGTGGGGCATTTTGTTGTCCCTTACTATTTAACCAGTACTGAGTCCAAGGCAGAGGGTTATTATTAGCAGGAACATCAAAGATAGGTTTCAGACCAACTGCTTTCATACGACGATTAGCAATCCATTCAACATACTGACTCAGAAGTTTGGCGTTTAAACCAATCATAGAACCATCCTTGAATAGATATTCAGCCCAACTCTTTTCTTCTTCTACTGCATTCTTAAACATCTCAATAACATTCTCTTGTTCCTCAACCATAATATCCTGCATAACAGGATCATCACCATTGTCCCAGTTCTTAAGAATGTTCTGAGTCAATACAAGATGTTGTGATTCATCACGAGCAATCAATGAAATAATTTTTGCTGAACCTTCCATAAGTTTCAGTTCACCGAATGCAAACGTACATGCGAAACTAACATAGAAACGAATACCCTCAAGGATATTCACATTTACCATAGCACGATAAAGTTTACGTTTAAGATCTTTAATTTCCCATTGAGCAGATGGAGAATCTTTCCAATCTCCCCTCCACATATTACCAGTATCAAATAAATGAGCGGCATTAATTAATTCATCATATGCTGATGTAACACTCTTAGCCCTATCTAGGATTCTATCATCATCCAGAATGGTGTCAAAGACCTCTGAAGGGTTTGAATAGACATTCTTCATGATATATGTGTAAGAGCGACTATGGATCATCTCCATGGTCTCCCAGATGGTCATAGCAGCTTCTAATTCTGGTAAGCTACAATAAGGGACAAAAGCCATCCCAGGACCGCGCCCTTGTACAGAATCCAGCATGACCTGGTACTTAAGATTGCTGGTGAAGATATGCTTCTGTTCTGGTGTGAGAGTCTGATAATCAGATCTATCTTTCTGGAGAGAGACTTCTTCTGGTCTCCAAAAATAACCCAGTTGTTGTTGTGTAAGTTTGTCAAAGATAGGGTACTTATACGAATCATATCTCTGAACTCCTAGTGGTTGACCAAAGAACATTGGTTGTTTCTTTGTGTCTACTTTGTTGCTATTAAAGACAGTCATGCCTTCGATGGTTTTGTTTACTGATGTTCTTTTTAAATCCATAAGTCCTCAAATTTTGCAAGATTCACAATCGTCTTCGTCTAATGATTCCAACTCAGCAAGAATAGATTCTAACTGGTCTTTCTTTTTTGTCAAATCTTCATCAGCATCCGTTTTTGCATCGTAGGTATTTTGGTAGTAACTAGTTTTCCAACCAAACTTATAAGTGGTTAGAAAATCTTGAGCCATGATAGAGACTGGGACTTCATTGTCTTCATAATTTTCTGGATTATAACTCCAGTTACCACTAATGGCTTGATCAAAGAATTTTTGCATTACTGCAACAACTTTAATATAACCTTCATTACTAGACATGTCCCATAGTAAAGTATAGTTATTCTTCAGTGTACCGTATTGAGGAACAATCTGTTTAAGAGGCCCTTTCTTGGATTTCTTAACGGACAAGTAATCTCTTGGAGGTTCGATTCCATTGGTTTCATTTGACACAACGGAACTGCTTTCCGATGGCATTTGTGCAGACAGTGTTGAGTGTCTGATGCCATATTCCAAGATAGATGCCCTAAGACTACTCCAATCATAATTCAATTTGTTGGGTACAATATCATCAACGTCACTCTTATATGTATCTATCGGAAGAATTCCATCAGAGTATTTTGTACGAGAATATCCTTCACATGGTCCTTTCTCCATCGCAACTTCATTAGAAGATTTGAGAAGATAATATTGGAATGCTTCAGTCAAATCATGAACTGATTGATAAGCTCCTTGATCGTTGTAATAGAAACCTTGTCGTGCAAGGTAATGTGCAAGACCAATATAACCAATACCCAATGAACGACGATACTTAGTCGAACGTTCTGCAGCAGCTACAGGATACTGTTGGTAATCAATCAGTTCTTCTAGACCACGAACAGCAAGATCACATAATTCCTCAAGTTCATCAAGAGATTTCAACTTACCTACATTAACAGCAGACAAGATACAGAGAGCAATTTCACCAGAAGTATCATCAATATGATTAATGGGATCAGTAGGTAGTGTGATCTCTTGACACAGGTTAGACATGTTCACCTTATCCTTGAAGGATGAATGTGAATTACAATGGTCAATGTTCATCAAATAGATTCTACCAGTCTCTGCCCTCTCTTTAAGGATGTTTAGAATTAACTCTTGTGCCCCGATAGTCTTTCTTGGAACAGCATCATTGAGTTCATGCATCCGATATAGAGTGTCAAAGTCATCAGTACCAAAAGCATCATAGAGACCTGGTACGTCATGCGGTGAGAAGAGGCTAATCTCTCCATTCTGGATGAAACGTTCGTAGAAAAGTTTTGAAATTTGGATGGAGTAGTCAAGTTTCCTCACTCGATTATCTTCTGTTCCTTTATTGTTCTTAAGAACAATAATGTCTTCTATTTCTTGGTGCCAGATTGGGAAGTGTACAGTTGCGCTTCCACCCCTAATGCCATTCTGTGTACAACATCTGACAGTTGATTCAAACTTTTTAAGGAATGGGATAACACCTGTATGTTGAACTTCTCCCCCTCTGATTTTAGCGTTGATGCCACGGATTCGGCCTGAGTTGATACCGATTCCTGCACGTTGAGCAACATACTGGCCAATCGCCATGTCACTAGAAAAGATACTATCGAGGGTGTCATCGACATCAACAAGAACACAGCTAGCAAATTGTCGAAGTGGAGTTCGCACCCCTGCCATGACAGGTGTGGGAATGTTGATTCGGTGTTTGCTGATTGCGTTGTAGTATCTTCGGACATAATCGAGTCTTCTTACTTCAGGATAATTCTGGAACAAAGTTGCAGCAATCATGATATACATGTATTGGGGCGTCTCATAGACCTTCCCATTGCTACGATCCTGGACTAAGTATTTATCGCTTACTTGTCTCAGGCCAGCATAGGTAAACAGAAAATCTCGACCATGATCAATCATATCATCGATTTCATCCCACTCTTCAGCAGTATACTTATTAATAATTGAATTGTCATAAACCCCAAACTTAACACACTTTTCAATATGTCTTGATAGATGTGTATGACTGATAGCCCATGATGCACCAAATACAGATTTACGCATACTAAACAATAAAAGTCTAGCAGCAACATATTGATAGTTTGGATTATCTAATGTAATCAGATCACTAGCAGAACGAATAAGAATCTGTTGAATTTGTTCTGTATTAATACCATCAAAAAATTGGATTCCTGATTGCATTTCTACTTGGGATGCAGAAACACCTGCAAGTCCTTCACATGCAAACTCCACCATGGTATGCATCTTGTCGAGATTTAAGGGCTCGAATTCACCCGTTCTTTTCTGTACTTTGATCCCGTTGCTCATACTCGTTTCCATTCAGTCAGTTTAATAGTTGCTTCTAAACCACTATAGGTATTTGATTCTACCATAGTTTGTACGTCTCGTCCAGCGAGAACCATATCATTCAAATCTTTTTCCATTATATCTTTAGGGAATATGACTACCTGATCTCCTCGCTTGGCGGTTGCATCAATCTTATTAACAATCTCTCGGTTTCTCGGTTCGTTGTCGTAGACGAATACGAATCTATAATCCAAAGAGCGCAAGTTAACATCGCTACCACACATAGCAATAGCGTTGTTAAGGAAATAGGAGTCAAAGGGTCCTTCTGTGACATAAACAATCTCGTTAGTATCAATACGATTCAATCCAAAAACTTTTGGTTTTGAATCATCCATCATGATAGTGATGTATCTTAATTTAGTCTTTGGATTTAAAGATCTGCCCTGAAATCCAAAGACTTCACCATCATCAATTAGAGGTATAATAATTCTTGGTTCATCTATATCTACACTATCGAACGTATGTTTGTGGGTGTTAGTCCACTGTTTAAATGTATCCGTGTAGTATAGTCCCTTTAACGGAACTCGTCTGGAATTTAAATATTCAACAGCCGGGTGAGAACTATTTAGTTCTTCTAATTTATCTAAACCAGACAAAATATTTGTTTTGAATTTTGGTTTTTCAAATTCTAATTTTGGTGTTGGCGTGTTAGTTCCCTTACCTGTAATTCCATTCTTAAATCTTTCCATGACATACTCATCATGTAAGATGACATCATGATCTTTCAGAAAATTTGCAAGAGATCTACCAACACCACAGTTATGGCATTTGTAAACATAATCGGCTTTCATACGAAAGAAAAACCCCCTTGCACGATTCCTGTTGCGTTTGGAATCACCACAATAAGGGCATCTAAAGTTGTATAAACCGTTCTTCTTTTTAGCAAACTTTTCAAGTCTCGGAGAATACAGATTAATGTACTTCTCGTCAATGAAACTCATTACATAATTGTACGGACTACAGGTATAATACCATAGATCTGACTCGTTGTCAATGACTTCTGAGGAGTCGTAAGTAAAGATCCAAATAGCTCAGATGACTTCAGTACAACCACAGCAGCAGTAGCTACACCAACTGTAATCCATCTGAATTTAGATAACTGATTGACTCTAATTTCTACTTTGTCAATTTTTTCTTCAACTTTTTCTACTAGTTTTATAATTGTTTCATTAGTTCTTTGTCCTTCGTCAAGTCTAGCCTCATGTCTCTCTAAGACAAGTGCTACGCGATTACTATTCTCAGAAATTTTTTCTACAGCACGTTCTAATTTATCTAACATCTCTTTAGATAAATCTTCGTAAATATCTAATTTAGATTCGAGAATATTAACTTTACCTTGACCAAAAATCATTAAACTTATCCTCGTGAATCAGCGAACTGTTGAATTTTTACAAGACCAGACGAAGAACTATTAATTGTTTTAATCATCTTTACTCTATTACTAGCATTTAAGTTTCTATATAAATCTACTAACTTAGATGCAGCTGCAGGATTCATCTGCATTTTTTCACCAGAGTCAAATGTAACATCCCCAGTTCCACCACCGTGAACAATTTTTTTAAGTTGGTCGATTACTTTACCGCCACTCTCATTTAATTGTTTCTTCTGATGGTTGTTAACCATCTCTCTTAATTTTTTATTTTTCTTTTGATCATTTCTTATGGCATCACGATATGGTTTTGGCAACTTTCTAGGAACCTTTCCTCTAAAATCAATGATGGGATCATAACCAGCAGTGGGTCCTGAAGCATTAGAAGATCCAGAAAATCCACCATTACCAGCAGAGTTTGCAATTGTCATATTTTTTTCAACTCCTCTAAACAATGATCATCATGTTTAAGTTGATCTATAGAATTTTTATCAACTCTATTTAAATAAATCATGAAAGATTTCAATGGTGCCCAATACTCAGACTCTAGTTTAAAAAATAACAGAGCAGTACCTGCATCCCCAAAAATATTATATACAACAATAATATGATTTAACAAAAGATGTGTTTTAAGTACACCAGTTTTGACATATCTTTTGAATAGTCGTTTGATGTACTTAAAACGTTTTAGATCTTCGTAGAAGTCGTCTTTAGTTGCACATTGAGGGTTGTCATAATGTTTTATAGCGAACAACAAGAAGTTATCCTCATTCAATTCATTAAACTTCATAGTATAATATCTAAATTATCAAGAACCGAATGTTAGTGTAGCGATTGCAGACACTACTTCTTCAGCACCTTTACTCGTATTGATTTTAACTCTGTACTGGTTACCGTCATTAGCGGCAAGTTGACCAGATAGTACCAATGATGCAGAAGTTGCACCTGATACATTAGCAAAGCGACCACTGGTAGCGGTGCGTTTCTGCCACTGATATGTAATAGTACCAGACTGATCAACTGTTGCAGCAACTGTGAACGTTGCAGCACCACTAGATGATGTCTGATTAGCAGGTTGAGTACCAACAGTGATTACTTCAAGAACGTCTGCTGCGATCGTGTCGTCAGCATCATCACCTGCAGCAGCTGCAGTTGCTTGAGTTACGGCAAGACATTCTGCCTTATGACGAGTAGTACCTGCAGCATCAGTGTATGTTCTATATAACCACCAACCTGGTCCTGAAATACCGCGAGTTTTGTTAGAAGCAATACCATCTTCAGTATTGTCCACAAAAATCATTTGCCAGTCAGAATTACTGTCTCCGCCTTTAATTACGAATTCAGCAACTGAACGGGGTGGAGTTCTACGAACAGCACCAGCGAGTGCAGCAGCGGTGCTACCTGCATACGCTTTGTGTAATTCAATTGCAGTTGTACTAGTTACAGTCTTAACAATGTAAGCAACCCCACTCAATTCTAGAACGTCACCTTCTGCAATTGCATCAGCGGCGTTCTTAGTGACGGTAGCGTCATTTTGTGTGACACCTACATTGTTAGCAAAAGTTGCGGCATCGATTGTTCCAAAAATTGCCATTGGTCTCCCTTATAAGTTTGTATTCCTATAACTTATTTATAACAAAGGGGACGTATAGGTCCCTCACTCACGCTTCATTACGTGATTTAATAGCCTTAGATACAACTTCAAGAAGTTGATCATCCATATCAGTTTTTGTCAACTTAACTGCCTTAGTAAGAATAACAAGACAGATCTCAACCAGTTTCTCACCGAGTTCCTCATTGTCGGGAACTTTATCAACTGCTTGATTGACAATTTTATACGCGAATGGTAATAGAAAAGATAACATAATAGTGTGCTTTCATTAAATGAGCCACACTATTTAGTATCACTTTTTATTAGTATCGACGATTGCTTTATCACCGTACTTGGCACGGATCTTTGCTTTCACCTTATCCATGGCAGAAGGACCACCAGTAACAGGTTTCTTCTTACCAAATGTGTTGGGTTTACCTGGTGCATTATTGTAACGGTTATTACCGTCAACACCACCACGTTCCATGCGACGATCCTTCAGTGAATCTGCACCTTCTTCATTGACAACTTCTTCCTTCTTCATATCAGCTGCTTTCTTTTTAAGTGCTGCTTTACGGAATGTTAAATCAGTGCGACTGCCACTGTCCATCTTACCCTGACTTGCAGGTTTCTTAGACCCACCAGCAGGTTGAGGACCAGCATCACTGCTAGTTCTTCTGCCCTGAGCATACCTAGATCCACTGGACTTAGAGTCACCAGAGACCATCTTACCTGCATCGGATCTGCTGTCCTGATACTGTTTCTCAGTCTGACCGTGCTTACCCTTGTAGAGTTCTTCTACATTCTCAACCTCTTCTTTCTTCAAAGAAGTTTGTGATAGTTGAGTACCAGCAGGAATACCCTTTGCAGGATCACCTGCTTGTGCAAGTTTCGCCTTTAGTTCAGCGAATGTAGGATACTGTTTTGCTTTATCAGACTCAGCGTCATTCTTTGCAGGAGTACCAGAGTAATCAACTTCACTGACTACTTCAACACTTTCAGAGTTAACATTCAATTTACCCTGTTTCTTCAGTTGCATCTTCTGACGATCCATCTGATGCTTCTTCTGCATCATTCTCTTCTGGTTGTTCATGACAACTTGATCATTACCAGATCCTTCCTCTTCCTGCATCTTCTCCGTCTTAGGATTGATGATTACATTACCTTTCTTCTTACCCTTGAGTTCCATTGCTTTCTCAAGGAAGTACTCAGTATGCTCCTCATCAATTTCAAACATGAGTTCATCGAGTTCCTGTTCGTTCTCGACAATCTGTTCGGTTACAAAGTAATCGACTAGTGCTTCGATCTCGTGTTCTTCTTTAGCAGCAATCGCCTTACTAATTGTAGCGCGACGTTTCTTCAGATAATTATCAGTCTTATCTTTTTTACCGTCATTATTTACATCACCATCTTCCTGACCTACAGGATCAAGTGCTTCCTCAACACCCTTACCTGCTTTATACAAAGGTTGACCAGTTTTCTTATTCTTCATACCAGCTTTGTAGTTCTGATATGCCTTAGTATTACCTTTCTTGTCGGCAACACTAACTTCATATTCTTCTTTTTGTTCTCTATCATTCTTCGCGAGAACTTTTGCTTTGATTCCAGATTTGATTTCTGGTTTCGACTTGACACCATAAAGTCCCACAGTAGGAGCACTATAAGTCTTACCATTAAAGGCAATACTTACACCCATGTACTCCAAACCTTCGGAGATTGTTTCCCCAAAGAGTTCAAGTGCATACTCTAGAGTCTTACCATGCAGAGACTCCTCCAGTTCTTGTACCATGGATTCATGATCGTCATGATATCTAACAACCCTTTCTACTAGTCTTTGTGCCGCATATAGTGCGGAAGGATCTAGCGAAAGATATGAAGAATACTTATTTAAGTCCATTCTTTTTGCTCGTTTTTTTACTATTTAGTGAGATTGTATTCTTCGTAAAATTAACTACAGGCTGTCCTGGAGTCAATGCCATGACAGCATCTCGGTATTCATCTGTACCAATTTCCCAGTGTGTTTTTTCCATAATGTCTTTGATCCAATTACGGAAAACACGATTCTCTTCATCAACTACGATAACATAATTTGTACCACGGGTGATAATTCTACCAATCACACCTGTATTTAAGTTCTCTACAATATCATTTACGTTGAAGATTTCACCATTGCGGTATGCTTCACGAAGATTTTCTTCTTCTAATTTGGGTGCAATTTGCCATGTATGTTCATCGATATTCATCGAACGACGCAACTGCATATAGATTGCTTTTGCTTCTTTCGTAGCCATATCTTTTGGTAAACCTTTCTTGAAAGCATCATAATCGTTTTCGATTGCTGCTTTTCTCATCTTAGATGCAGACATACCTTCCACATCATCAGAATCAGGATCTCTTTCTCCAGCACTTACAACATCTAGTTTACCAAAATTGTATGTCTTTCCATTATACTTGGAAGTCATATTAGTAAACTCTTTCACACGGTCATCACCAACGACAACCTTCACACTATCGTATCCTTGTGCATGTAGATTCTTCAGAACATCAAAAATGTTTCTGCCGTTTTGCGGATCATTTGCAATGTTAGAAGCATGACTAGGGAACATGTGTTGCATAGCATTCAACTTAGTTCCAAAATCCAAAGGATTCTTTTTAGGATCATTTGAATGACTTGGATAGATCATATAATCTGCACCACTAGAGTTTGCTTCATCAGCAACTCTATTGATGAGTTTTTCATGTCCAACATGAGGTGGATTGAATCTACCAAAAGTAATGACGACTTCTCCACCACCTTCATTACGAGGTACTAATGGTTCTTCTTCATCACTTTTTTCTTTTTCAGCTTTTGGTTCTTCTGGAGCAGGCTCTTGTTGTCCACCCTTCACTGATTGAAGACCAGATGCCATCTGTTGCATAGTATCTACATCCGCAGCAGACTGAGGAGGCATCAAAGGAGATCCGTTCTTTAAACTCTCTTTCTCTTTAGCAGAAAGATTAACTAGTCTTTGACCGCCTTCAGCTTTGGCAACAATAGCACCATTCTTATCGGCGTAATAACCTTTACCAGTATGAACTAAACCTTTCTTTTCGGCCTCCATGCCAGCCTTGGTACGAGCCTCACCAAAAAAATTGCTAAACGACTTCATCCAAAACACCGAATGGTTTCTACCATATTATTTATTTGTCCCAGTTTTTGTCTACTGTGAAGTTTGCAACAGAAAATTCAAGTCTATCAACTAGTTTTGTTGCACGTCCAGATTTAATTGCAACAAATCCTTCTGGTGCTGTGACACGATATCCATTTCCATCTTTAATAAATGTACCAATATCTTTTACTTTCTCTAACTGACGGACGATCATAATCTTTGCAGTAGATAGATTCTTATATGCTGCAGCAGTCATGTAGATAGAACGTTGGTTTGCAGCAATAAACTTCATACCATCATTCTTCATTTTCACCCACTTCTCTTTCGCCTTATCAGTTTTCTTTTTATCAATCTCTTTGTCTAACAACAGTGTATAGTATTTTGCAAAGTCAGTAACTACTTTATTAGCAGATGGAATTGTATTACCACTACGGATGTAAGTATTAAAGAATTGTTTAAAGACTACATTAAAAGCAAACCGATCAGATCCTTTCATCACATCAAGAAACTTAGATGCTTGTTTTAGAGAACCCTCTGCACGATTTACTGCAGCATTAAACTTAATTAGTTCCTGTCTGTTAAAGTTTGCACTACCACTTGCGTCGTTGAAGTCGGAAGAGAAAACAGCAATATGTTTGTTCCCCTGATAAGGAGATGCATCAACACCAAAACCGGCCGACATCCCTTCCATAGTAGAGCCAG